AATCCTTCTCCACTAAAATTTTCCATTCTTTCTATCTATTTTTAATTATTAATTTTATTTAATCTATATATATTTTACTCCAATCTACTTTTATATCGCCATTCTCATTAGACTCAGCCAATACTATTTCTTTACCTTTTAAATGATTACATCTTGAACCACATAATACTTCATCAGTACTAACAAAATTAACTAATGTTTGATTACCAACTCTATGTAAATATCCGATAGCATCCGCATCCGCACAAGTAATAGCTTTTAATTTACCAGTAAGATCTAAATCTTTAGCATTAACTTCTTTACCATTACTATTAATCATCTTATCTTTAAGATGACCAATAAGTATTACATTTTCAGCTAATGATTCTATTCTAGCTAAAACTGATAAAAAGGCTTTCCTTAGATATAAATATCCTGCACCATTAGGTAAAGTTAGAACATCTGTACCAACAAAATTTTTACCCATTGTAGTACTTTTATAAAGCTTTAATGCATATCCATGAACCATTTCTTCTAATTTAGTAATGGTATCTATAGCAATAAATTTATAAGGTTTTCCAGCTTTTTCAATTGCTGTACAAATATTATTTAATTCTGTTAAATCTTTAGCTTCCACTTTCATAGCATCTATAAATTCGCTTCCTCCTTCTAAATCAATTAATAGACAGTCATCTAATGCTGCTATTACAGTTGTCTTTCCCATTTTTGGTGGGGAATACAATATTAATTTACGAGGATCTTTTCTTGTTGACTTTATCCTTTTAGTAGGTAAAGTCAATCCTTTTACTTCTTCCATCTTTCTACACGTTTTTAATTAATTTTCTCATTTCTTCTCTATATACATTAATCTTAGCCATATCTCTATCAAAAGATTCTCCAGGTTTTTCACCTATTCTAATTTTATATTTAAGAATAGTTCCTTTAAGCCAACCTACATACTCTTCTCTAGTTAAATATGCTTTATGAATCTCAAATGTATCTTCCATTCCAGGAAATAATTGATAATGATTAGGTTTTATATAATCATACTCTTCCTCACAAGATGCTTCTTCATGAGAAGGGCATATAGGTCTTGTAATAGCCTTATACATATCTTCCTTATTCAATATAACCACTCCATCTTTTATATTACTTTCATCTCTTTCCATATTTATTTATTTTCTACCATTTAAAATATCTGCTTGATTGTAATACCAATCTAAATTTTCATTAGCTTTAGGTAATTCAGCAAATCTATTATTAGCACCATCAAATAAGAAATGATAATACTTATTGGGTGGTCCAAATCTATTCTTTAATACTTTAATAGCTCTAAAGCTATCTCTAAATTTAGATATATCATATCCATGATATTCTTTATAATCATATCTATCTGGACTATACACTCCTAATATAACCTTAGCATCTCTCTGTATCTCTTTATTATTAGCAAAACCAGCTAATGAAGGTTCCGTTTTCTTTTGAATACTTTGACCATTATTTGAGAACTGTTCTTTCTCACCAGATTGCTCTTGTTGTATAATATTTACAACAGCCCAATTCCAATGTTTAGTTAATTGTTTCAAACAATAATTAGTACTCCATTGAGACATTGCATTATGTAATGTACCTCCTTTTTCAGGAGTTAATAATGACATATGATCAACTACACAAATAACAACTTGATTAGGATCATTAGGTGTATAATGAGAATATACTTTAGTTGGAATTTTTTCAACAGTTCCATCAGATTTATTCTTAATAAAATCTCTAGTTTCATAATGATGAGTACCATTCCTATCTGCAAAATCTCTACAGTATTTATAAATTCCAGTTGGATTGTACACAGAATCTATTATTTCTATATTTTCTAACATCTTTTCTATATTAGGAAGATGTTGTTCAATAAGAGATATGGTTTCATCATCTATAGTACTTTCTCTATATCCTTGCAGTGTTAATATATCTATTTTCTTTTTGCAATGTATAGATATATAATTACATATCATACTATCTATAAACTCTTCTTCAGATTCCTCCAATGCAAAATATAATATTTTTAAATTAATATTATGTTTAGCTGCATATTCTAAAGGTTCTCTAACTGCCAGAGCTTTAGCTACTTGGGTCTTACCAACCCCTGAATTTGCCGTAACCATACATATCATGCCTGGTAAAATTCCAGGAAACGATAATGCCAATTTAGGATAATTAGTAAATGGTATACAAAATATCTTACCTGATTCTTTACTATCCTTAATTTTTTTAATACTATTTATTCTCTCCTCTACCTTTCCCATCTTATATCTTTTTACATGTAATCCTCATTTTCATAATTAGAATTACCTCCACTCTCCTCCAACAAATACTCATACTTATCATAGTTAGCTTGATTTAACCAAGCCTCCATAGCATTCATATATTGCATATTATTAGAATCACATCTCATTTTCATTTCAGCCTTTAAGACATTAATTATTCTCTCATGTTCTCCAGGCTTATCTTTAATAATAGCTAAATACTTAGACTTAATCTTATCATTAGCTTTTGATATTGGAGAAGCAACTTTTAAAGGTCTAGTTCCACCATTTTGAGCAGGTACTTTTAAAGGAAATGTTCCTAAAAATTCTAACCATTTTTGATCGGGTGTACTAATTTCAAATAAAGATTTAGCTTTCTGTCTTAATTCAAAATTATTATCTTCAATAATTTTAATAAAGCCTTCATCTTCTAAATGTTGTAAAGCTAATTCATCTTCTATAGTTACTTTTTTTATTGTCCAAGGTAATTCATAATTAGAATAATGTTTCCAATGTAAAAGTATATATAAATCAGATGTTAATTTATTATTTATAAGGCAAGAGAAATCTACAGCAACTCCTTTGAGTGCTGTTATTTCATTACTCATAATTTTTATTGATTAATTGTTAATAATTGTAGTGCTTAAAAAGCACTCATTTTCTGCTTCTGTAGCTTCTCCAGTACCATTACAGTACTTACATTCTTCATAAGTATCTTCTATACCATCATATATAGTTTTAGACCCTAGACAAGCTAAACACATAGTAAATTCTTCTTTATTTTCCATGTTGTAAATGTACTAATAATAATTGAATTATACAAATGTTATTAATAATAAGAATGATTACATTAAATCATTTTGATATATAATCATTCTTATTATATTAATGTTATTTTACACTACAACTAATTAGAAATTCTTCTATCTCTTTAGTATAGTCATCATCATCTTTAGAATCTTCTACAAATGCTATTTCTTTAAGAGTTTCTATACCAACAAAACAAGGTTTATTTTCTTTATCATACATATCTCTTTCTGAAGTTGTAGCATATCTCCATTCAATCTTACCTGAGTTATCATATCTACATGATTGGTATCCATTAAACATACTACCGAATTCATCTTTAGCTACGAAATAATCAGCAGTTCTAGAAATTTTATATACATGTCCTAAAATATACTGATCATCCATATCAAAGTCAGCTTCTGTTAATACTACATATTCATCTTTTTTAAATTCCATACTCTATAATTTTACTTTCTATTTCAAAATTTTCTTGCCAGTTATCTAATTCATAAAACTGTTCAATATCCTTAGCTTGACAATCAACATTAAAATTCTCACTAACTAATTTAGCTAAATGTACCATATCCATTATATCTTCAGAAGGTACATCTTTATGTACCATATTAATAAACATTCCTAATTGAGATTGTTTAACTCTTTCTAATTTTGTTGTAGTATCAATATTCACATTCATAGTTTAAAATTATTTTAAATTATTATTTACAGTTTTATTTATTTTTAAATCCAAATAAACTTTCTAGCCAAGTGTTTAATTCTCTAGAAGATTCTTTAATCAGATGTATTTGATCTCTAATATCATCTTTAGGATAATAAACTACATACCCTTTATGTGTACGTAAATCAATTCCTTGATTACTAGCTTTATTAGCTAATACTGAATTTCCAGTATATTTAAACCAGAAATGCATGCCCTCATTTTTAGTACCGTAACATAAAGTATCATATAATTCATGCCTTAATGTTCCTGGAATATTACTAAATCCATTCACATCCCCGTGCATATCAACATCTATTATTACATATCCTTCAGAAGGACATACCGCTAGTTTATATCCATCTGGAACATTACCTTCATAAAAAGTATTATCTGGAATCATACCCCATTTTACTAAAGGTTTTTTTCCTCGTACTAAGAAGCTTTTCAAAATATATACCTTTCTTTAGCATCCTTTGTTGACCAATATGCACCATAGTTATTATCTTCAGCATAATCAAATACTCTTTCTAATTCATTCCATGCTTCATCACTTAAAGTCATTTCTGCTAGTTCATCACATAATTCAAAAAAGGTTAGTTCTAAATGTAATGCATATCCAGATAGTATTGTACAATTAGAATTTAAGCCACTTCCTTCACTAGTAAAATCTAGTTTATTATCTTTTATAAATTTTATTATTTCTGTCATATTATTTTATATTATAAATTACTATAAGGATTTGCCTCTATCCATTCTTTTAATAAATTATCTAATTCATCTTGTTCTAAACCTAATTCATCAAAATTATCTTTACTACTTATTCTTTTCCATATCTCTGATGGACTTCCATTCAAGCCTCTACTAGGATCTTGTAATGAATTCAATAAATCATCTATACTTAATGTCATATTTAAATTTCTTTAATTTTAATTTTTAATAATTCAATTTGTTCCTCTGTGATTTCATGAGTATTTAGCCATACTTGACATATTTGCTTAACAATTTTAGTATTAGCTTTTTTAATTTTCAAATTAGTTGTATAATTATCAGAATTAAATATATTATCATGTTCTTGTATTCTATCAATTAACTCAATATATTTTACTATTACTTCATCTGTATCATAACCTCTTTTATGATATTTAAAACATCTTTCTAATTGTCTAAGTATTCTACTAATTTCCCATACTTCAAAGCTGTAATAATTAGTATTCCATTTATTCCAAGTAGCTATTTTACTATCTCCATTTTCTGATAAATCTAAAGTTTTACCCGTCTCAATATCATAACCTTTAGCTATAATATCTAAAT